CCCATCAAAGGCTTTGGTGGCACCGCCAGTGGCCCAGAAGATCTGTGCAACGGCATCGCCAGCATCTCCACTGTGCTGGAGAAGAGAGCAGGCAAGCAGCTTCGTCCCATTGACTGCCTCGACATTATGAACATCATTGGTTCCATTGTGGTGGCTGGTAATGTAAGACGCTCTGCCCAGATTGCCATTGGTGACGCTGATGATGTTGAATATCTGTTGGCTAAACGCTGGGACATGGGCAACATCCCCTCATGGAGAGCCATGTCAAACAACAGTGTTGTCTGTGATGACATCAATGACTTGCATGAATTCTTTTGGGATGGATATGAAGGCAAGGGAGAGCCTTATGGCCTCATCAATTTGCGACTGTCTCGCAAGGTGGGACGCTTAGGTGAGACAGAGTATCCAGATCCTTTGGTTCAGGGCTACAACCCCTGTGCTGAGCAGAGCTTGGCTGATAAAGAAACCTGCTGCTTGGCAGAAATCTATTTGCCCAACATTACAAGCGAAGAAGAATTCTCTGACATTGCCACCCTGCTCTATCGCATTAACAAGCATAGCCTTTCTTTGCCCTGCCATTTGGAGCAGACAGAAGCCATTGTCCACAGCAACATGCGTATGGGCATCGGCATCACTGGCGTGTTGCAGGCAACAGAAGAGCAGAAGAGTTGGCTTGATGTGGCTTACAAAAAGCTGCGTAACTTCGATGCCTTCTACAGCCAGAAGCATGGCTTCAATAAGTCAGTGAAGCTCACCACTGTGAAGCCCTCTGGCACCCTGTCCTTGCTGCCGGGAGTGACACCGGGATGCCATCCAGCCTATGCTAGGTTTATGATTAGACGCATCCGCATTGCATCCAATCACTCATTGGTTAATGTGTGCAGAGACAGCGGATATCCTGTGGAATATCAGCGCAACTTTGATGGCAGTGAAGACCACTCCACTATGGTTGTATCGTTCCCCTTCCGACACCCTGATCATGCTGTGCTGGCTAAGGATATGACAGCCATCCAACAACTGGAAACAGTGAAATGGTTGCAACAAGTGTGGAGCGACAACAGCGTAAGCTGCACGGTCTACTATCGTAAGGAAGAGTTGCCTGAGATTAAAAAATATCTCAAGAAACATTACAAGAACAATCACAAGAGCTTGTCTTTCTTACTGCACTCAGAACATGGCTTTCATCAGGCACCGCTGGAAGAAATTACAGAGGAGCAATATAACGCTCTAGTGGCTAGCACCAAACTCATCACATCAATTGATGAGGCCAACATTGGGCTTGATGATGACTGTGCCACTGGTGCCTGCCCAGTTCGTTAACATGCGAAACTTTGTTGCCACTTACAAAAGTGAACGCAATCTCTTCAAAGGACAGGTGCATATCAGCGCCTTGTCCATTGGAGAGGCTCAAGATAAATTCTTTGAATGGTTGAAGAAACAAGCTACATATCCGCACATGTGGAATATTTCTGTGGATTTTGTAGAGATTGGAGAGAGCCTTTGAAAGAACTTATCATTACACCAAACATGCTTGTTGAAGCAAGGGATAAGGCTGTTGAGATGGGACAGTTATATAATAGTATAACTAGGGGGGCTGGCAACATTGCTGGCTTCATTGGTGAGGCCATTGCTCAGAAGGTGTTGGGTGGTACTTTGTTTAACACATACGACTATGACCTGATACATCCATCAGGAAGCTTGATAGATGTGAAGACAAAGCAAACAGGCTATGTGCCTTTGGAAACATACGATTGTTCCATTGCAGACCTCAACACAAAGCAAGACTGTGACTACTATTGCTTTGTTAGGGTGAAGAATGACTTCTCAGTGGGGTGGTATTTAGGTGTGTATGAAAAGCAACAATATTTGCAAGATGCTGTGTTTATGCAGAAAGGCACCATTGACCCATCCAATGGCTATGTGGTAAAGTCTGATTGTTGGAACATCAAAATATCTCAGTTGAAGGAATATCCATGAACATCAAACAAGAACGCCATGCTCCTTTGCGTATCCAATTTGAACAGGGATACAAAGCATTCATCAATAAATGGCTGTTTAACCAGTATAATCCATCATCTATGATGGGTAAAGAATGGCAGAGGGGGTTTGATAGAGCCTACTTTGACAACCTAGACTTGGTTAAAAGGGGCATTAGTATAACGGATAATGCAAGGGTCTTCTAAGCCCTCAATACAGGTTCGATTCCTGTATGCCCCTCCAACACGCATGGGGACTGCCAGCAATCGTTAGCCATATGGGGCTTTCAATCGTTGGACAAACAGTGCCCAGCCGTGTTGGTGTCGAGGTTCTAGTCAAACACCTGTCGGTAACAGGAGCGCAACCCGTAATCGCCCCAAACCAGATGACAACTGGTTCACCAACAACTAACAAGGACAACTATGAAATATGCCTACACTGCTATGTGTCCAAAGTGTTTTATTAGATTTAGCTGGACAAAAGAAAAAGGATTGTCTAAACATAAATGTGTTTATACTTAGGCATAAGTAATAAAGCTCTGTTAGTTAAGTGGCATAACAGTTGATTTGTAATCATCAATCGGCAGTTCGATTCTGTCACGGAGCACCACACATCATGCTCTTTTACTAGCCAAGCCACCTCTTCTATATTTAGTTTCTTTATCTGGTGCAGGCATTCTTAATTCATCTGGTGCAGCAAAGGGACTCTTCCCTTGTTCTATGCGTTGCTTAGCCCAGCCTTCAGCCTTATCATAGATTTTTGCTGTTGGTTCTTTACCAGCCAACAGATGATCAACCTCACCTTTAGTCAATGTTGGAACAAGCAATGGATGTTCTACTGTCTTTCCTTTATATTCAAATTCAGATGAAAGTTCTGTTGCCACTTCCCCTTCCTTTGTAGCAAGCTCACCAAAATATCCCTTACCTTTAACACCTTCTCCACTATGCCTAACACCATAAGGTGCTAAGCCTTCTTCAGTGCCTTGTCTTTTTAAACCTAACCCACCCTTAGCCAAGCCCAAGCGTTTAACATTCTTGGGATATTGTGAAGCTGGGCCTTCGGCTCCTTCAAGCTTTTGAATCACTCGCTCTTCACCACCGACAAGCCTGCGAATAGAATTAACAGCCTCTGTCATCTTCTTCACATTCTCTGCTTCATATTCATTAGATATTTTATATGGCCCCGGCGTAGAGATTTCTTTTAAATTTTTCTTAAGCTCAAGCAAAGCTTCTGCCTTATCTGTTGACCCAGCTTGTTGCAATGCCTTAGCTGTTTTTGCCAGTAAGTCTTGCATGCTAAATTGATATTCGCCGCTTTTATTCAACAGTCTCAGTCTATTAATAGTTGTTTGATTGCTTTCAAAGCTTGGAATCATTCCTTCTTTCAAAGCTGTCTTTCCACCTGTTTGTCTAAACTCATTCAACATAAGAAGCCTAATGTTTTTATAGGCTTCATTAGCAAGAAGAGTTTGTTGTTTGCCGGGGCCAGCAAGCATGTCATATTTATTTGAAATTGTTTCAAGCTTATTTTGTAATGCAGCAGACACTTCTTCTTGTTTTTTAAACAAGTTAAAAGTTTTCTGCACTGTTTCTTTATCTTGTTTTATAGCAAGCTTTTCAGACTCAACAAAAGCATCTTCTGTTTCTCTAAAACCAAGAGATCTTGGCAAGCCCAGTGGCCTAGCAATGTTGGGAGAACCAGTGACCACCTGAGCAAGCACATTCATGTCCTTCTTCTGATAGGCAGATAAAGGCATGTCCACTTTTCTAAACAAGTAATCAGCATAGGGAATTTCGGTGAAGGAAATATTCTTTGGTTCACCCCCACCAAACTCTATATTAGAATAATTAAGACGCAAGTCTTTAGTAAAAGAAGTGGCTCCAATATCAAGCTCCATGTGCTTTTTATCATCAATGCCTTGTGGGTCAAAGAAACCACGCTTTAATTTTGCTGGTGTTCTTTCTGTTGTAGACCCATGATAGAGTCTCACAGGTGGTCGATCTTTATACTGCTCTCTAAGAGCATCGAGTCTCTTCTGATAACCAGCAGCAAATGAAGCAAACTCATTGATGTCAGCGGGGTCGGTTAAATTAACCTCTCTCTTCTTCATCATTCTGTAGTCGCCCTGAGCAACAGCTATAGCATCATCACTGATAGACCCCATTTGAGGAAGCTGTTTCAAAGTATCAAAGGCAGTTGTTCTAATATCTTTTATCTTTGAGATGGTCTGTCTCATTCTGTCAGAATCTACAGCAAACTTAGGCTTGTTCAAATTCTCAACTGTTGAAACATCTAGATCTTTCTTAGCCTTATCTTCAGCCAACAAAGCATCATCTGCTTTTTGCAGCTCTTCTTTTGACAGTGTTGTGGTAGGTAAAGCAGGAGCAGACGGTGCTTCTGTAGAAAGCTCTTTCAATTTAGTCAACAAACTATTTTGATATTCTTGTGGGAAGTCAGCTTTATATTTATCCAGTTGATACTGTGACCCCATCTGTGTCTTCAACAAAGACTCAGCTTGGTTCATCTGTGCAAAGGAATAATCTTTGGTGGCTTCTAAGAAGTTTGGAGCAGGCTCAGCAACAGCAGGAGCCACTGGGGTAGGAGCAGCCTCTACCACAGGCTGAGGAGTAGCCTTCTTAGTAGGTGCCAGCATGGTTTTAGTCTGCTGAACAGCAGGGGCTACAGCCTCTGTGGTGGCAACATTCTTAGCCGCCAATGCCTTAGCTTCTTGCAGCAATTCACTAGCAGACTTTTTGAGCGTTGTGCCCATCACTTCACCAGCTAGTTTAGAGGCAACACCACCAACAGCAAACCCCGGTTGTTTCTTCAAGGCAGCAGCAATGGCAAGGGCTGACACATAGTCTTTTGTCTCAGCCAAGTCTTGCTTCATATTCTGTTTATAAAACTCAGCAGTGGCTCTCTTAACTTCTGGTGCCAATGCACTATATTTCACTTCAAACAAACGAGCTTGTTTGCCCTCAGCAAAAGCCTCAGCCTCTGATGTTTTAACAGCAATGTCTTTGGCATTCTTCTGCACCCAGCCAAGCAGATTTTGCATGACAATCTTTTGAGTGTCTTGACCAGCTTGTCTATAGAAGTCAGTGTCTCTAATAACATCAAATGTTTGCACAAGCAAAGGAGCCATTATCTTACGAGCATTGGCATCAACAATCTTATCCCCAGTGGAGGTAAAGATTTTATTGTTGGGCACCTTCAAGCGTGTAATTTCTTCTTCCAATATTGTTGGAGATTGTTTGATGGTAATACCAGTGAACATCTTCAATGGGCCAGAGTCATTGAAGGGAGCTTGCTCTCTTGTTGCTGGTTGATATTCAGGAAGCTGTTGCTTAACAACAGGGGTGCGCTTCATCAACTGCTGTTTAGCAGAAGTTAAGAAGCCTTCTTCTCCAGCTTTAATCTGGTATGCATCTCTTGGCAATGTCTCATCTCTGTCGATGGCACCAATGATGTCGCTAAGTTGTTGCGCTGGAACAAGTGCTCTACCGAAATATTCACCAGCCCACTCACCAAAGAATGTAGATATCTTTTGATCAGCACTACCCTCACCTGTCTGCATATTAGACAGCGACTCAGAAAACTTATCTCCCAACCAAGAATAGGTTCCAGCAGGAGCCTTAAATCCTGTCATTGCTTCCACAAATTCTTTTGTCTTAAACTCATCTGTTCTACCCTTGTTGAATTTAACAAGGTAGTCTCCCAAAGCTAAGAATGGGGCCATAGGGAATAAGGCTCTAGCATCTACCAAACTACCGTCTGGATTCTTAACATCATACCAAGAGGTGTCTTGATTTGCTTCACGATATTTATAGGCAGCATAGATGGCAGCAGTGCCTACAGCACCCTTAGAAACATTCTCCAAGCCCTGTGTCAAATATCTTTGTCCTGCCTCATCACCTTTAGCCAACATGGTGGCACCCTTGGTAACATCAGCAGACCCTGACAATATTCCCATAGGGCTATGCTTGTATGTCCATGTCATGGCATTAGCCATAAAGCGGGGGAAGGGAATGACAGTGGAACCAATTGGGCCTAGCTCTTCCACAAACTTAACAGCGTGGAACATTGGCCCTTTAGTTGGCATCTTGCTGAATGTAGCAGACAAGGCTTCATCTGTAGCATTCTTTAATACATCAAACGGCACATTCTTTCCCTGCGCCAACACATCATACATGTCTATGCCAACACGGCTGAGTTGCTTCTCAACAGAGGAAGTGAAGATGGCTTTGCGGAAGAAAGCGTCTTGTGCCACATTGAATGTGTTAGCAATCTGAGCCACCTTAGATAGCTCCATGTTCCCTGCTTCTCCTGTTGTACGCAGGATGCGGTTTCTTAGAGCAGGAGAACCAGCAAGCAAAGCTTCTGTAACATCTGAGGACAAGTCTTTCTGACCCAGATAGAAGGCTGTTCTGACAGCGTCCTCATAGACACCCTTAACACCACCAGTGAAGCTGCCTGTCACAGGCTTACCGCTGCCAAGCTCATAGGCTGTCTTACCAGCCCTATACAGGGCAGATTCAATGGCTTCTGAGGCTGTGCCTAAGGTCACTACAGCAGCGCCAGAGAAGCCGTTGCGGATGGTGGTGGCAAGCTGCGACACCATCAAAGCTTTAAGCTCTCTATCCACACGCATACCTAAGTCTTTTAAGCCAGTGAAGGCTGATGTGAGAGCATTTCTACCACCATACATCAAGTCAACTTCTTTGGCTGCTGCTGGGTCAATACTCTTTAATTTGTTTTGAATACGAGCAAGAACAGAATAGGCTTGCAATGTACGACCAGCATCCCCTGCTGTTGTCCTATTCATTCTGGCAAACTCTTCTGCTGTCACACCAGCCTTAGCCAAGGCATCTTCTAGTACAACATTGTCAATCTTGTCGATGTTTAAGAAAACATTCTTAACAGCATCACTAACCTTCTGGTCAGCGGCTGGTGCTAGGTCAGGAACACGGCTCCATATTTCACCAGCAATCTCTGTGGCTTTCTTATTCACATCATTTCTGATCTGCATCTCAGCAATGGATGTAGGTTCTCCCTGAGCATTGAGAAGCTTCCTGCCTTCAAAGATGTCATAGGAGTCTTCTAGAGCCTTTTCTGTGGGGTCTGTGGCCTTCACCTCAACCTTAGGAGAAACAGTCTCTACGGGCTTTTTACGGCCTTCTAGGACATCTTTTAGTCTCAGAGTCTGTGGCCCTTTAGCAGCCCTAGCTGCAAGCAACAAAGCCCCTGTCTCCAATGTTCCACCAATAACACCAAAGGCACCAGCCAAGGCCACCTCTTTGCCACTCACGCCTTCTTTAAGTCTAGCCTCTAAATCAGCTATTTGAGGCTCAAAATAAGCCCGTTCTTCTGGAGGCAGTGTAGGTACAACATCTTTTAATTCTGATAGCTTGGCGGCATCTGTGGTAAGTTTTCTCTTCTGCTCCAACACATTAGATGTAGCAGCACCTGTGCCTTCAATAGCAGGTACAGCAGTGACAGCAGTGGCCCCAAGTCTGCTAGCTAGAGCAGCTTTAAAGCCTTCTTGTGCAGCCTTCTGCAAGAAAGCAGACTTAGCCACTGTACCAGCACCTAAAGAGATGGCGGTGGTGGGGTCAGACAACACACCACCCAACACATCTAGTACAGGTCTAAATCCTTGCTGACCTTTGGGAGAGAAAGCACTGGCTGTTTTTTCAAACAAGTCATAGGCATCTTTTGCTTTGAGCAAGTCTGCTCTTGATGCGCTATTGAGATAGCTAAGTTCTTGTGTGCCACTGATTAAGTTACCAGTGGACAGCATACGCATATGGCTAGCCCAACGCTTTACATAATCTTCTTTAGATTCATTTGGTAAAGGCATTCCCTCTTTACCAAACCTAGCAACAGCATAGTCATTAATCTTTTTGAATGTGTTGGGGTCTTGATAAAGCTGAGCAAAAGGAGTTTTGCCTTCCTCTTGCTTTGCCTTCTCTTCTAATATTCTTGCTTGTCTTTCTTCTAAAGACTTCTTGTCTTGTTTTCTAAACACACCAAAGGCAGCACCACCTGTGCCTTCAACAGGCTTAGAGATGGAAGCTGTCTGTCTGAAAGTCTCAAAATCAGTGGTAATACTATCCTGCTTTGGTTGAGGAGTTGCTTGTGGTTGTGCAGAAGTATTAGCAATGAAGCTTTCAAAATCGTCAACAATTGCCATGATGTTCCTTAGTCTACTATCTTATAGCCGTTCTTTTCCAAGTCTGCTTTGACTTGTGCAGGGGAGATTTTCTTCTGTGTTGCATAGGCATTAACATCAGCCATTGTGGCTGTCTTAGTGGGAGCAACAGGCTTAGCAGCAGGTGGCTTAGCAGCAGGGGCTGGTGCCAATGCTGGAGCAGCCGTAGGAGCAGGTGCGGGGGTTGTAGCAGTGCCTGCTCTTGGCGCAGCACTAGACCCACTAGCAGCAGGCGCTGCCGCTGGTGCAGGAGTAGCAGCACCAACAACAGGTTTACCTTCTTGATCAAACTGAATGCCAATAGAAATCATTGCGTTCTTATGCATGTCAGATTTGGGCAAGCCTGTCTTAGGATCTGTAAACTCAGCAACCACAGCAGCCCTACCTGCGGTTTGACCTTGACGAAACAGTTTTTCACTAGCCAAGTCTTTTGGCTGTAATGAAGTTGTTCCATCTGCGCTTTGAGTGGTGACAAAGCTGCCGGGAGGTAACACATTCTCAATGGCAGATGTCATGGCTCTAGTAGCAATAACAATATAGTTGGCCTGAGTGACTTTCTCTTTGTCTTCGCCGGGACGCTTCATAAGCTCTTGTCTCATGCGAAGCTCAGCCGTAAGAGCAGCTTCTGTCTTCTTATCACCCTGTTTATTAGCAGCAACAATCTTATTAGAAAGTGCTGTCTGAATGTCTGCTTCAGTTTGCTTGGGATCCACTCTAAACATATCTTCTGCCACTTTAAATCTAGTGGCATTGAGGTTGGCATCTCTAATCTTGGCTTCATCACCAGAAGCTAAAGCATCTACTAAACCAGCCTTAGCCTCAGCCAAGCGTTGCTCAAAGCCAACAGGCTTAGCCAACACACCAAGATCAATCTTAGCCTGTGACTCCAACGCTGGCATTTTATATTGAGCAGCACCTCTCAATGTGTCAGCACTTGCTCCCAGTGAAGAAGCCATCCTACCAAATTGCTGTTCTGCAATGGCTCTAGAACGCCTCTCAAACATTCCCAATCCCTCAGGAATCTTTTCAGCAGGAGCAGCAACAATAGACTTGTCAATCAAGTCATTAATTTGTTTCTCTGCTGTAAGGCCAGTGGCTTTTCCTGACAATTGAATGAGAGCGTTGGGATCAATATTGTTTGGGTTGAAGTCTCTTTCTTTACTAACCTGTGTAAGCTTGTCTATGAAAGCTGGGTTCTTAGCTGCTTCAAACAAATGATCTTCGCTAAGCTGAGGAAAATATCCTTTGATAAACTGAACATTGGTTGTCAGCTTAGTTCTTATTTCTTCGTTCTTAGCTTTGACATTCTTATATTCATTGAACAAGGTGGCAGCTTGCACTTTAGCAAGCTCTTGAGCGTCCTTCTCATCTTGTTTTAGTTTTGCTGTCAATCCCTCAGCAGCGCCACCAATAAAAGACTTTAGCATAAAACTCATATTAAGCCACCTCTTTTTGTTTACGAGCCATTAACCCACCAACAGGCTTCTCTTCCTTAGTTGGTTCAACAGCAGCCTCAATCTTTTCCATAGCTTTCTTCACAGCCATCTTAGCCACTCTGTTAGAAACAGAAGACTCTTTATCATAATCGTCTGGATATATCACAGTTTTAATATCGTTGAGCATAGCAATGGACAACAGCATTTCCATAATGACAGGCATCACTAAGAGGCCAGCATCCATTGTGTGTCTTCCTTCACTTACACCAGTGAGCATAACTGATTGAGCAATAACAGAGATTGGCACCTTAGTTTCTAAGGCATCCAACACATTATCCATCACGCCTTCTGAAGACAAAGCAATGATGTAGCTATTAGCAACATCCATAATGTCTGTATATTGGGGAGGCTGTTGCCAAGGTCTGCTCTTCTCAGGAGCAGTCCAAGATATTCCCGGCGGTGTGTATGTAACTACATCAGGAGCAGGTATATTACTTGTTGCCATTTAATGCTTCCTCTCTGGCTTCTCTAATGCCTAGTACAACACTAGCAATAAGCATAATATTCTTCTCTTCTTTTTTAGTTTCGGGCATGGTATTATCTTTAGAAGGAAGTAAACCACCACCTTTTCTGGAAGGCTTAGACTGCTTATTTTTAATAATCATGTCTATCTTACTCATGTAGTTTTTGATGTGTTGCATAATAGTTTACTTACCTGAAATTATGTTTTTAAGATTTTTAAGAGCATCCAAAATACTATCCATAACAACCTTGCTACCCCCACCAGCCATCAAACTAATACTTAATTGACCAATAGCAGCAGAGAAAGCAGCATCAGCATTAAATTCTGCTGCTCTAGTGGTGGCATTAGATTGTAAGGTGGCTATAGAAATCTTATTAGCTCTCTCATTAGCATTATCTGTTGTCTTCCAAGCACTCTCTATTTGATCACGATAGGTTTGCGAAAGCTGTGCATATGTTGATGCTGACAGATCTGTTGCATTCTTTGCATTCACAGCAGCCATTGCATTTGTTTCTCTGGTGTTAGCCATCGAAATATCTGCAAGCAACTTAGCATTGGCAACATTAATCTGATTGGTCATGGTGGCATTAAACTCAGCCCTGTCATTAGACTCCTGAGCATTAAACTTCACCATTTCATCAGAGGCTGTCTTATTAAAAATAGCCACTTTGTTCAACTCAGCAGCATTATATTGTGAAGCTGTCAGAGCCAATGATGCATTAATTTTTTCTGCCTCTAAAGCATTGGTTGCATTGGTGGCCTTAATTGCATTAGCTGATGCTGTGTCACTAACAATAGAATCAGCCACTTCCTTAGCTTTAAACAAACTTGTTTGTTGTTTATTATCTAAGTTTTTCAAGTCCATAGCCAAGAAAGCTTTTGAGTTTTCAACAGCAGCCATTTGTCTGTTGTTTAAGTTGGTTGTTTCCAAGTTAGCCATCTGTGCAGCTTTAGCCAACACCACAGCATTCCTAGCAGACAAATTTGCAATGTCCATGCTGCTAGTAATCCTTGCATTCTCCAACGCAATAGTGGTGGCAGCATCAAAGTTTTTATTTGCAATGTCAGATATCTTAGCAGCATTCAACACCCTAGCTTTGAAGTTGTCATCAAAGTCTTGTTTAAGAAAATCAGCCCTTTGCTGAGCAACAAGAATGGCTGTCTGCTGTCTGTTAGACAAGTTGACAAGACCCATATTCTCAAACACTTTAGCATCAGCTTGTGCAATGGGAAGAGCAGATTCCAATGTGGCTTGAATGACAGCCTGTCCAGCCAAGCTACTAGCTCCTAAACCTCTGGCAGCTAGTTGTGCTGTGACAGCCCTGATAGAGGCAGAAGCCCAAGGAGGTGGAGCCTTAGCATCAAAATCTGTAAGCAGTTTATTAAGCTGACCTTGTGTGGTCATCTCTTCAGTAACAGTGCCTTCTGCTGCTTGAGCTTTAGCCAGTGTGTCTTCCACTCTAGCCATGTCAACAGCACTACCAGTGACAAGCTCACCTGTCTCTAGCTTTCTATCTGTTGGTGCCACCACCTTGGTAGCTGTGCCTTGTGCTGCTTCAACACCAGACAATACTGTTTCTTCTGGTTTCATGGTAGCAGCAGTGACCTGTGCTTCTTTGGATACAGTGCCTTGTTCTGCTCCCACTTTAGACAGGGCAGTTTCCACCTTACCTTGAGCAGTGTCAGCAGTGATGGCTGTAGTGGCTACTTTAGTAGGAGCAGCAACACCAGTGGCTGTTACATCTTTAGCAGTGGATGTTCCAGCAGTAACGGGGCCAGCAGTAACTGCGGCAGGCGTATAAGCAGTTACCCCTGTTGTACCTGTGGTAATAGCACTTATAGTGTTAGTTTCTGGCTTTGTTGGTTCCACAGCACCACCAACAGCATAAGATCTTCTGCTCAAACTTTCTTTTCTTCTTTTATAGACAAGACCAAGAGCTTCGGCAAATGCGGAAGATTTATCAATACTGGTATCTGCTGCTGTAGTGGTGGTAGTCTGGGCCTGATCTTTCTTTTTATTCTGGTCTATGAAACTCTTAGTTCCCATAGCATCCATTACACCAATTTTAGGAAGAGCATAACCAGTGGTAAGACCAGCAGCACTAAGCTGTCCAACTTGTCCAACATCTAAAGCACCAATCTGTGGCACGGTGGCGGCATCCACTACCAAGCCTTGACCACCACCCATATTAGCAATGCTAGGTGCTTCTGGAAAAGCTAAGCCCTGCCCAGATTTAGCAGTAAGCTCATAAGGACTTGCAGCAGGAGAAGCAGCAGGTGTGACAGTCATACCAGTGCCAGCAGGAGCCACAGCAGCAGAAGCTAGCTCAGAGGCTGTTGTAGCCCCCGCAGCCTGCGCTGCTCCTGCTTGTGTCAATGCTGTATATTCAGCGGCTGTGGCCCCAGCAGCACCCTCAGCAGCGGCTAGCTCAGCAGCAGTGTAGCCAGCGGCTTCTGCGCCACCAGCAGCGGCAGCACTACCAAAGCTACTAAACCCGCCTGTTGCATATATAGCAGCGGCAGCAGCCACAGTGGCCCAGCCACCGGGGATAACTTGATTCACAGCTTTATCAATTTCAGAGCCAAGTTGATTGATGCCTTTTTCTACTGGCTGAGCAACCTTTGTCAGTTCACGACTAATGGCTGTGCTTGGGTCTACTTTTGCTAAAGTGTTTGACGCTTTTGCAGTTGCTTGTTGAAGAAATCCCATTACAAACTCACTTCCGCTTTGTAAGTTGCATATTTTCCTTTATTAACTATTTCAGTAGTAAAAGGAAAACCAAAACCTTCTAGTAACTTTATTGATTTTGGGTTATCAAAAAATGTTATAGCCTTTTTAATATTCTGATTGGACATATTTTTTAAAAACTCTGAACAGTTTCTAATGAGTTTTTCTTTAGTTTCAGCATTGGCTGAATGAAACTCAATAACAGTGTCTCCAATATATTTATAGATAAACAGGGTTGCACCAATCTTACTTAATTTAGTACCACTTTTAATTAAGTCTTGCAACCCATCATAATATTCATCCACAGTTGTGCTTTCGTTTTTATAATTCTTTGCTAAATCAGCAGCCAATATTTCTTTAATCTCTTTCACAGCACAGCCCTCCAGTTGTATTGCTCTAAATCGGAAGGAACAATCTTAGCTCCCTTATAGTCTAGAGCCAGAGATAGCTCTTCGTTTTCATTGAGGCCATACATCATAGTAATACCAGACTGCTTTACTTTTTCTATTAAAGAAGAAGCAGCATTCATTAGCACTTGTTGCTCATCTGCTGTCATTAAATAACCAGCTACAATTTTAGGAGCTAGCTTCTGCATCACCATAATTGTGTCGTGCTCTTGAATGATTAAGCCATCACCACTTTTCATAAGAGCATTAATACCAGCCACCATTTGAGCAGGCTCTCTACCAATGCTAGCAGCATATTCTTGGATAATTTCTGACGGCTTCTTCTGTCCTTCTGGAACAACACCACCATCAGCATAGCGCCTAACAACACCACCCTTAGCCATTCGTTGACTAAACTTGGTGGTGATGTCGGAATAGCGTTGTGCCTCAGATGGAGTGGACATCAGAAATTCATCAAACTTCTGCATTGGCCCCTCATAGCCCATCTTTCTAGCCACAATCTCTCTCTGTGTAGCAGTGAAGGTTTCTTTCATTATTTAACCGCCTTAAACATATATTTTACAAAGTCTGGATTGTCTTTAAACAAAGCCAACAGCCCTGTTGCCGTACAATGTACTTGTCTTTCTTT